CCTTCAGATAGTGCACGATTCATTATCTGAAGCTCCATGCGAGCTAGCTGTGCGCTATTTTTTACAGCGTCTAACCCTCTTGGAATCATGACGTTGTACTGCATTAGGCCTTGAGCATTTCTACCTAAAGGCTGCAGTACTGAGTTTTGAAGCATTACCTGCTCTTTAGCAAGCTCCCTGATCATTCCCTTTTGAGTTGTAGCATGCTCTCTAAATGTCTGGAAATAGTTTTTAAGCTTTAATCTTCCAGAATCTAGGTTTTTACCGAACTTATCAACATCTGAATTAAGGTTTACAAAGTGACTAGAAAACTGTCCGCTTCCAGTTAGTGTATCTCTGAATAAGTTGTTTGCTAATTTTGTTGAAGCAGATATTGCTCTATTGGATGCAAGCAGTTCTCTTTGTAATTGTTGGAGACTAGAACTAGCCCTGTGTACTTCAGACACAAGGCTAGACAAGTCGGCTTTGGCGACTATACTGGTTACAATTTGTTCGTCAGCCACTAATTACTCCTAGAGTATCCTAACCCTGCGCCAATTCCAAATCCAGCTTGCGCTGCGAAGGGTCCTTGTAAACCAACAACATCATCTGCTGATGCATTTATTCCAAGTGCTCTTCTTTGGATATCTTCAAAGGTAGAACCTTTTTCTTTTTCTTCTGCACCATCATCTAATTGTATTCCTTTTAGTGAAGCTGCAAATTTTCTTTGGTTATGCTCTTTCTCATTTATCGCTGTTATGGTTTGAACCAATTCTGGCATTGATAAATTTTCTTCTAGTTCCTCATAATTCTTCCAGTGACCCAGAAGAAAAACTTGGCCTTCTAAAGCGGCTAAATCTAGTTCTGACCAGCCAGTACCGCTGCCGCTATTAGGTTTGGGTCGTCCATCTTAATTCCTCCGCAAACCTCAAGGATACGGTTGATTGTTGGGACATCTAATGCATCTTCAAGTTTATCAAGGTCTGCAACTAAATCTGGAAGCTGTGTTTCTAATGCTACTCCACATGCTTCAACCAAAATTCCAAGTGTTGCTGTTTCATCTTCTGCATCTTGAACTTTCTTAATTACTTCCATAAACTTTCTTAGTTGCTTGATTGATAATGGCTTGAGCTTTACTTTAGCTCCGCTTTGTAGTTCAATCTCTTCTACATCATATACTGTTGTTGCCAATTTATCCTCCTTAAGGATCGTCTAAATTATTATAGCATAACCATTATAAGGATACAACAGCAAAGCCCCCAATTTCTTGGGGGCTTTGATATTAATTATTTATATAATTAAATTGCTAGAACTCGGTCAATAATCTTACCGTATTCTGAACCAACGTGAGCTGAGTCACCTGATGGTAGAAGACGGAAAGTTACTGGGAATGTTGTTGCTGCTGTGCGAGCCAAAGAGAACTGTGACTGCTCAACAGAAAGAACACGACGTGCATAATATACACGCTCAGTTGCTGATGCTTCTGAAGTAGGAGCTTGACCAACTGCAATTAGCTGACGCTCTGTTGGAGCTGCACCAAGTGCGCCTGCTTCCAATCCAAGTGTGTCAGTTGCTGTTAGGCCAGTTCCTGATGAAGCAAGAGTGCCCTTCTTCTGGCCGAACACTGCTAGAATATTTTCTAGTGTACCTTCTGCCATTTCTGTTGAAATCTGCACCATCATAGCAGACTTAAATAGCTTAGCTGTATCGAGCAACTGATCAACAGTTACTGAATCGAATGTTGGCTGGTAGCTGATTTGAAGACCGTTATTTGTGTAACCTACGTTGCGGTATGCCGCTGCTGTAAGTCCTCCTGCTGGGTTTACTGTAAGATCATTAAGAGTATCTGTGTATGATACTTCTGATTCAAATGCTGGTACGAGTGTAGAGTTATTTGCTGAACCTGTGTTAGCAACTCCTGCCTCCATGCTGTCATCGTATCCTGGAACTGTAGAATCGTCTACAGACAAGAATAGCGGTGATGCACCAACAAGAATATTTTTTGCATTTCCAATGTTTTGTGCCATTGTTATTTCTCCTTCATTTCATGAAATTAATATATATATTTGGCTGGCTAGGCCCTTTCCTCTGTTCTAATTTTACTCTACTAGCTTGCAAAAGGCAAACTAGGCGAATCTGCCATTTCCATCTAGTATTCTTGAGTATTTTACCTCTAATATTACATCTGCTGCAAAGAATCCTTGAATTTCTTCTGATGGGGCTGTAGATGATATATCTGCTATTTGTATGCTATGAAACTTGAATTTATCTGATAGCCCCGCCCACTTGTTAACATCTTTTGCAGACTCATCCATTCTTCTAAACTCATCAGTCAGGAAGTTTCTTATTTCAATAATGTCCAGCAATTCTGGGGAATATAATGTTAATAGTATTTGCTCACAGCAAATCATCCAATTATTCTCGTAGGACATACCCACTTTGTCATAGACTATGTGTTTTTTCCCGCTCAAGAATTGATTCATTTCTGGTGCCTGCTGAACTGGAACAATTGGAACCAAAACTTCATTTAAATTTTCTGAGTAATATTCATCCCTATCAAATATTTCAAGCGTCTGTAATCTGCTCCAAAGGAACTTTCTTATTTCAAACATTGCATCTAGTTTATAATTAGCCATTTACGAACCTCGCAAATGCTGATGATGTTGCAGCTTCTGCTTCATTTGCCAGTTGATTTGGGGAGAAGCTATACTTAACTGTTTTAATTTGTGCTGGCACTCCTAATGCTTTAGATAGCGATGAATTAAATAATCTCTGAAATCCTGATTTTTTTATTGACATGTTGACTAGTTGACCAGTAAAGAAATATCTGTATGCGGCAAAGAATGAATTCTTAGTTGCCGCTCCTCCTGGTTTTCTAACAGTAACTGATTGTCCCTTTGGCATAAACACAGTATATCCATCAATATCAAACACTAGCCTTTCTGAAAATCTTGGAGCAATAATTACTGTTTTTCCTTGCTCCATTATCTCAGCCTTTTTTACAAAGACATGCTTGTTTTTAGAGTTTTCAGATGGTACAAACGATTTTGAATCAGTTAATTCATAGTTTACTTTTAAGGAAAGTCCGTCGGCTGGCATTTTTTTTAACTTAAAAAGCCTCGCCTCATTCTCTCCAATTCTTTCCCATTCATAAACATGGTGAAAAGATCTTGGCGATGTTCTGGATTTTGCATCTATGTAATCACCAAAGTCAACTTGAAGTTGATCAAATATTACATTTCTAAATGCAGATTGAAATTGAGCATTTGATGTCAACTTTGCCATCACGTTTGTTTTATAAAACAATGCTGCAGATATCTGAGCAACAGTGCTATCTTTTATTGCACCACTAGCTGGCTTGTTAGCCATCAAGCTAACTAGCCCACTTGCAGCTTTAATAGCTAAAATTTCAGATGCCAATCTTCTGATTCTCCGATCTTTTAGCTAAAGAGTTATAAGCAAGTAGTGTTCCAAATGGATCCAGTATCGGTGTTACACCAACAATTTCAAATACAGTTGGGGTTTCTGTTGGATAGTTTAGCTCTTTCCATAAAGTATTATTTTTTTTGTCTCTTATGTTTGTTATCTTATGTCTTAGGTTAAGCTTTTCAACTGTTCTAATCTGTATCATTTGCTCATTAATATACTTATTGCTGATTTCTTGTCTGTCTGAGCTTCTTGATGTTGCTGAGTTAGTAACCATTCCTTTTACATGACAGCTTAATGTAGCTGCGTAATTAAAATCTCTTATCAATGCGCCAGTGTCTGGATCTTGAATTTCTGACTGAACATATATGTCCAGAAACATTGGTAGAACAGACTGGACTAAATCCATATTAAATCACTACCATGCTGTTGACGATATATCCGTCTAGCAACTTGTCTGCATATGCGTTACCAGTTCCTTTATAAACGGCATCGTTAAATTCAAATTGCCAATCAAATGTTTTTAGACTCTTCATATACTTTTGTCGCCAAACCGTATCCTTTTCAAAGTAGTCTGCCATTAGCTGTATGCAAGCTTGCTCAACATTATCTGGAACTGTTTCCCAGCCAAACTTACCAGCAATTTTATATCTTCTATCTCTTTTAAATGCGCCTCCATAGTTTAAGTCGCTAACTGTTGGAGGAGTCATCCCATTTGCAATATATACAGTGTTGTCTATTATGCTTTGAGTGTTTATTCTTATTCCAAAACCACTTTCAGATATAATGGGTTCAGTATTCCAATTATTTATATCATTAATATTATCTACCAAAAGATAATCTTCTTCATAAAGTTCGTGTAGTTGAGATAATCTGACTGGAATTGTTAATGTATTTGATCCACTTCCGTATGCAATTTGAACATCATCATACAAATAAAAGGATTGGTTGCAATAATCTTCAATAAGTTTTCTTGCATACTTCTCTGCCATCTGTAAGTCATGATATGTTTTATAATTTGGATCAGACGGGTCTGTGCCAAATCCAAGATCTTCTATAGCTTCTGCTAAATTTGCATACGGTGTTACTACATCAGTATAAGATAGATGATAAGAGTTTGCTCCATTTATCTGATATCTCCAAACAAATTTAAACTTTCTGTTTCTATCAGTGTATGCTGTTGGAAGAACAACTTGGTATGTTCCAAAATCATTTTCTAGTTTAACTGCAGTAGTGGTTAGCAACAATGAGGTTGGATCAATTGCTGGGCTAATGGCTGGGTCTTTTGTAATGTCATACACATCTACAACGACACTGCTAGATGGGTCTACAATTTCTCCAGCCCAAAAAATCTTAGTCTTTATAGGTGAATTACTATTTACATAAATCTCTGCCATATATTAGGCTTAGTTGTAGTACTCCTGTACTTCTCTAGGTGTAGCTAATCTAAACCCTTCCTCCTTATCAAAAATTTCTTGAGCCACATCGGGCTTCATTGCTACAAATGGATGATCTCTTGTAAATGTAAAACCTAGTGCATCATATCTAGCATTTGGTCTATCCATTTTTACAAGGACCATATCTTCATCAAGTTTTTGATTTGGATCCAGTCTAGGAAGAATCTCATCTGCATCTTCTTTTGCGTTTTCAATATTCTTGAGTGTTCCTTGGTAAACTGACCAAGTAACTCCCTCTTCTGTTAGGGCTGCAATTACATCTGCTTTATTTTTTAGTCCATCGACATCAACTGCGAAATCCGCTGCCAATGCCTTTAGATCTTTGACCTTAAGTGTGTCAAATGACATGTATATACTCCTTTGGTATGTATATAAATTATAGCACAAACACACTAAAATGAAAAGCCCCCAAAATTAATTAGGGGCCTTTCCAGCAAGTTAATTCTTAAATTAAGAAGC